TCTACTTTAACAAGCTGCTCCAAATACTTATCACCAAAAGGCACAACAGTTACGCCATTGCGCCTTTCAGCTTCCCAAGCCAACCAATAGACCGCGCTTTGTTTTTCTTCATCTCTAAAATATTTATGAAAACCACTTTTAAAGTGAGTTTCAAACGCGAACTCAATAACAGGTGTAATTTCATATTCAGAAACGTCACCTGAAGCCTTGGTTATTTTAAGTTTAATCATTTTAGTCCTTTGTTATGACCAAGTACCAGTTGTTGCGTACGCTGTCTTGCTGTTGCATGTGAAGGTTAAATCCATCATGCCTATATCAGCGACCGCACCATTGATATCGGTTAGATTGTCAATAAGAATTGTACCTGAATAAAGTGGGTTTGTTCCTGAAACCGCGCTGGCAGTATCTTGAATTGCTTGGAAAGCAACTGTTGTACCGAAAGCGGCTTGTAGTGTAGCTCTTACTGAACCTGCGCCTGAAGCTAGATCATCGTTTAGAAATGATACGGTTATTGTATCAGCTGCTAACCCAGTAGTGTATTTGTGTGCGGTGTCGCCCATCGCGCTGATCTCAATTTGGTCAAGAACGCGGTTAAGGGTAAAAGCTGTTACATGGTCAGACAAGTTAACAGAGTTAACTTTAAATCCAACCTTGTTATTTAAAAACGTTGCCATGAATTATTCCTCGTCTTTCTTGGTGATTGTTGGTTTTGGCTTGTCTTGTGGTGCTATTTGACCGATCTTTTTAAGAAAGGCAATGTCCTCGTCTGTAAGTGTCATTGTTTAACTCCAAGTTGTTAGTGTGCTTATGTTGATTGTGCTGACCATCATCTCTTGAGCTTCCTGCAATACCGACGGCGCAGATACGCTTTCAATGTTAAATTTAAGGCTTGACGCAACAAGTTTTAAAAATACCGCGCAAACCATTTCCTCTAACGCAATTAATGAAGCTTGATTGTCCAGCATTGGGACTATGCAAGTTATTGTAAAGTTTGCCTTTGCCCCAACATTGTATTGATTGTTGCTTGGCTCAAGCATTGGGTCGGCATACCTGAGAACAACGCTATTGGCGGTGGGTGTGGCTGGCACATAAGAGAACGTGTCCCACACCCCCGCATTACTTAGCGCGGACGCAATGGAAGCTCTGAGAGTTGTAACGGCAACTGTCATTAGCCTATTAGTCCATTGGGAGCTAAGTGGTTCGCAATTAAGCCTCTAACTTTTGCAATCAATGTTGAACCCATTTTAAAGGGTGATGGTTGAAAATTAGGGTCTAGTGCGCCGCCATTAGCAGCTTGTTTGGCTTGCCAGATTTCAGTCGCCACCATAAGGGTAGCCAAATTTATTTCGGGAACTGTTGCATAATCTGTGCCATGAAACGACCCTGTTGCAACTCCGTAAGGTCTAACTAAATGATTTGTTTGATCTGCGCCTGAAGCAACCGTAAAAGAAAAAGTATAAATTGTAGATTCGGTTATTGTACGAGTTCCGTTAAACACCGCGCCTGAATCTGAAATTACTAGGCTTTGACCAACAACAAAACCATGAGGTTCAACTGTTGTAACAGTTGCCTTTAAGCTGTTTAATTCTGTTACAGCAATGTAAGCTTTATTAAACCACAAATAACTTTTAATTATATTTTCGGCAGCCTGACAGACTTCCTCAACTGTTGCCGAACTGTACAAATTACCTAATTGTAAATTTGCTCTAAGTTCAGCTTCAGTAACGTATGTGGCTGCCATTGTCTGCCTTTCTTAAAGTAAAGGGGCGAAGGCTTCCGACGCCCCTTTACAGATGATTCCTATTTAGGAAAGTTTATGCAACCATCCACTTGTAAGCACCGGCATTGATTTTATTTGCAAGCGCACCATAACCATAATAAGCAACTTGAATTTGTCCTGTTGATATTAAATTAGTTTCTAAGCGGTATTTGCTTGACTCGTACCATGTAAACGAATCAGGGTTTATTACGATTATTGTTTGATCGCCTGTTCCTGATAGATAACGTGAAACGCGAAGGTTTAATCCGCCAATGTTACCGCGTATGTTTGTTGGTGTTAGATTTCCTGACGCGTTTTGTGGATTAATGGTTTGTGTAAATACTGCACGATTTGAACCATCAACTAAGCCCATCAATGCGCCCCATTGTTCAGGTGAAACAACAATGTTTTGCGCAAACCCAAGAGTTCCTGAGTAAATAGAAACTGCTGCATCAGAAATAAAATCCTGAATATTTGCTGCTGACATTGTGCGGTTTCCGCCATCTGTAGCAACCTGTCCAATAATATTTCCTACGGCTGCGTCTGTTGCTTTAGCGTAAGCAAACTCCATTTGACGTACCAACTCTGAGAAAAACGCTGGAGATGATCTGTCTAAAATTTCTGTGCTAAATGTTTGTTGTCCAGCGTACTTTTTGACTGAAACGCTCAAGAAGGAAACGTTTTGGTCTGTGTCTGACGGTGCTGCGCCTTCGGCTGTTTCTGCAACTGTTGGTGCTTGAGTTAATTTAGGAATTTCAAAAGTCATACCTGCGTCAGGTAATGCACCATTTGAAATAGAATCAATAAATGGACGATCAGCGTTTGATAATGGATTAATTACCTCAGTCAATTGACGTGTTGGAACTAAACCTGCGTTATCAGTTGTATCTGCTGCTGCTGCAATGTATTGACGTGCCTCATCATCATTTAAATAAGTTGCGCGTAATGTGTTCTCTAGGAATTTTTCCTTTGTGAACTCAAGACGAGGACGAGTGTAAATAGGTGCTGCAATTGTTGGGCGAGAAGCTTCAACCGCTGGGGTTTCTACTACCTCGGTCGCAACAGTTTCAGTAGTTGTGTTTTCCACAATTTCCTCTTTTTCTGTTTTGGTTTCGGTTGAAACTGCCTCTGTATTTTCAGACGCAGCAACGCTAGTTACTTCAGCAGATTTAAATGCGGCTGCCTGTACTAGCGAAACTTCCATTAAACGTGCAGCACTTACGCGATACACTCCGTTACTGTTTTTTCCTTTTAATACTTCCACTCCGACACTCAAGCCAGAACGTAGCGACTCAGCCGCCTCAATTAAACTATCAGTTCCCCTAGTGGTATTACTAACTTTAAACTCAGCATAAATTCCAGTTGAATCCTCAGTTACGTTTTTCATGCGACCAATTGGCATTTTTGGGTCATGCTCTAAAAGCAACTTAACATTTTTAGGCTCATCTATTGCAATTGAACCTTCCTCAAAAATTACTTTGCCAACTGAGGTATTTCCAATTTCGTTACCGTATGGCGCAATTTTTCCCGCAATGATTCTGCGAGATTCTGAAGCCTCTAAATCTGCACTAAAATTAATTATTTCCATTTGGTGATAATTCCTCCATTTGTCTTGCTTCCTCAACTGAAATCAAATTGAGCTGAAGCATTTTCTCAATAACAGTTAATCTTTCTAGTGGATTGGCTCTTAAAAATCCTGAGTCCATGTCAAACGCTATAAATTGTGTGGCGGGCGTAAGATCGTCCATACTGAGGCGACTTTCTACCGCGCTTACATAAGGTTGCAAGGATAAAGCTACAAACTGACGTCTTTCATCTTGGACGTTAGAATAAGTTAAACTATTATTCATTTCCGCAGAAATATAATAAGCAGGAACATTACAAAGTCTGGCAACTTGAGTACACATCATTAAAATTGAGTCGTTGTAGGTCATGTCCTTCGGTGAAAAGGCTGTTGGTTGATATTCCAATGACGCTGTTAAATATGCAGTTGATCTTTCTGCGCGGCTGCGACGCCATGCAGCTAATAAACCTGCAACTTCTTTCTCACCTAAGTCCGCACCATTATTTTTCAAAATTCCCGCTGGAGTTGGAACTGAAGCGGCGTTTGCAGCAGCTTTTTCTAAATCAATTGCTGATCTTAAAATTCGTGCGCCAGCATGTAAAATTCCATCAACAGGCGATTGTATTGTGACGAGTGAGCCAACTCCCGCCATTGGTCTTTCGCGTCCATCAACTGTATAAAAATCTACAAAAGTGTTTAATTTATTTAATTGAACTTGAACTCTAGTGTTATTAACAAAATCAAAACGCGCTGGACGATTGTCGTCTTGATAAACTTCAGTTACTTCTAAATACGCAGTTCCGTAGAAAAATAATGCGTCAACAATTGCGGTTAAAATAATTGTGTTAGGTGCTGATTTAGATAATTGGTTTACCCAAGGTAAATTTGGCAATTCCTCTTTTGTTGCCTTGGAATAAGTTTTTAGTTCCATAGTGCCAATTGTTGTGGCTATTAAGTTGCGGCAGCGCATAACGCTTGGGACGGAAATCGCTTCCTCGCGTCCTACTGATTGGAACGGAGTAAATTGCGAATAAAAATTAAAAGGGTCAGCTACAACAGGCGGAGCAAGTTGCGCGGTTATTTGTGGTTTAGATTCTGGCTTGATTAAATCTCGGAAAAATCCCATTAGAGAATTATATCACTTTTGACCGTCATGCGTAGATCATCGGAACGGAAATTGGTTTTGATAGCAAGTGAACGCACATTGCGGTTGAAATGCTGGCAGTTACATCTCCAGCGGATTTTCTGCGAATAATTCTCCAAGAGCTGTCATTATATTTAGCAGCTGCATTATTCATTGATTGAACCCAATCAGGTTGCCCGCTATGAACAAGCCTTGAATTTGTAAGACTGTCAGCAAGTTCACCGCATGCCTGATAAAACGCTTGTCCGCTTACGTCAACTAATTTATGACCCTGTTGAGCTAATTTTTGTGCAATAGAGGCAGTTGCGTATCTATCGTAAGCAATTTGTACAGGTCTGTACTTTAAAGCCCAATCATGTATTGCTTGAGTCATTTTTAATTCATCAATAGCAATTTCAGAGCTAAATGTTTCCATTAACCCGACACCAATCTTGCCATCAACTATCTGGGCGGCAACGAGGCTTCCTGTGCGTTTTGACGGACTAACATCAAAAGCCATAACCGTCATTGCTCCAACAGGCAAAATTAAATCTGCGTTACTGCATGCCTCAATGCTGCCAAATGTCCAAGGCGATATTTGAGAATCTATCCAAACCGAAAACGTTTCAGTCAAAGTAGCTTCAATAGAGTTTGTTGCAATGCTTTCCTCAATAGCTTCCTCTGAAATTGTATGACCAAGGGCGGGATTACTCATTGCCCACAATTTACGGTCGTGCAAGTTTTGTCTAATAGACATAGGAGCAGAATATTCGTAAAAGCCAAATGTAGGGCTTGGATACTCCATTGCCTTACTTCGTAAATCATTAAGTACCGTACTAAACGCATCACCCGCATTGGAACAATAAAGACTCATTGCGTTAGGTCTAGCTCTAGTGGTTGGAACAGCAGCTTGAAACCCCTCAACTGAAATTTCTCGTAACTCATCAATAAACAACAGATCGGCATGTTTTCCGCGAGAACCGTCGCGAGTGGCTGCAACAATCTCGTAACGACTATTGTCTTTTAATGTAATTGACTCTTGACCGTTTGTGTATCTAATTGCCTTGACCTTATGAAGTAGCACATCATTTTCCTCAATGGTGTTTGCAACAGCTCTAAACACATCAAATGCCATAGATCGGTTAGAGGACAAGCCAATTATGTTCTTAGACCCGAAAACGAACAAATGAGCCAAGATCATTACTTTAGCTAATTCAGTCTTGCCATTTTGTCTGGGGGTTATCAGCAAGTTAGTACGTCTAGCAAAATTTCCTTCCTTTGTAACTCGCAACATATCCTCAAGCACAAATTCCTGCCAAGGTAACAATTTAATGTTGATAGTTTCCAAAAATTTTACAACTTCGGGCAATCTACTAGCTGATTTCAAAAAAGGCGTGTGAATACGAGGCTTTATAGCCCCTATAAGCGGTTTTTTCTTTGCCCCTCGTCCCGCGACGTCACTCTTGTTTTGTTTGGGCTTTGTAGGGCTTGTCATGGCTTTTCAAAGGGGCTTGGCGGCTTCGTCATGACCGTTTCAGGGAGAGGAACGCCTGAAAAGACAGGGGGGGTAGAATAGGGGCTTAAAAAACGCGGTTTAATTCGTGCGCCTTTAGATTGATTGCA